GGCTAGCGTGGGTTCGTCGTTCCAGTTCACCGAACGAATGCGCCACCGTCGCCGCCCCGCCACATCAGGTGGAGCGATGCAGTCGTACCAGCCATAGAGGTGGTCGGTGGTTGGCCCGTAGCAGGTGATGTCCTTGACCCGCTCCCACTTACTTACTCCAGGCACCCAGTTGCCAGTCGCCACATCCACCCAAGCCGTCTCCAGCACGGTCAGCCGATAGTTCTGGTCCGTAGACGGTGGAGCCGTGAATGTGAACGTGTAGCGGAACTGCTTGACGCCGTCATTGGTCTGCGTATTCAGCGAAGCCGCGCCATCAGTGATCGCCGTTGCCAGTGCCGGGGCGCTAATCGGGATCGGCTTGGTCGGTGTCGCGGCCTGTGGATACTGGAACCATGTCTCCGAAGAAGCCGTCGCACACGCCACCCATGTTGTCGCCGCACCGGGGTAGGTGTCATAGAAGGTGACAGGGCCTGGACTCATGCGCGATCCGCAGTTCTGCCACATGCCGGGATCGGCTGGCCGGGTGGGCGCACGGTAGTACCAGAAGTCGATGCGGGTAGCGCCAGCCGGGAAGATGCCTGTGTAGTTCAATGTGACGCCGACGTAGTATTCCTTGTTGGCGTTCGGGCTGAGCGTGATCGTGCCGACATTCCAATCCCCAACCCCCGGCTGCGGAGGTTGCCCACCGGGAAGCGCCGTGATCAGAGAGCCGACACCTGATGGAGACTCCACCCATGCGCTGTACTTGTTGTCGGAGTTCAGGCCGCGCACACGGTCCCGCACCCAGCGGTTCTCGGCCCACTTAGGCCACATGTCGGTGGTCAGGTTGGTGGAGTCGCCGCCGGTCACCTCGGTCTGACCGCTCCAGGGGCCATCGGGATCTGTGCAGCCGGGGTCTGTGTAGAAGCGGAACTGCGCCTCGTAGCGCGAGGTGGTCCCCACCGGATTCGGCGGTTGCCAGAAGGCAGTGACGCGGTAATACTCTCCGTACTCCGAGGCGAACAGCCCAACATTAGTCGGCGCACCAGGAGGAGCGAGACCGCCACCGTCGCCACCATCGCCACCATCACTGACGGCTTCCTGATCGAGGCCAGCGAAATAGCGTTGCCACGGCGGGGTCAACTCACCCTTGGCGTCCACCATCGGGGTGCGGGTTGGTGCCGTGTTAGTGCTGCTCATATGCCAGTCCCCGGCGTGTGATGCATGTAGCCGTTCGTGACGCTCCACCGGCAAGCGGCCTCGACGTAGAAGCGGAAGACGCGATCCCTGCCGTGCCCCAGCCGCCGCCAGATGGTGCGGAACTTGCTCTCGCCAGCGGTGTTCGTAACCGGCATCGTGACAGGGTGCGGGTTGCTCCATGTGCGGCCCCCGTCGTTAGACCAGTCCATCGTGACAACCGGAGTCACGGCCCCTGCGGCCTTGACAGACACATCCAGCCAGATCTGGTGGTAGAACTGGTAGGCCAACTCGCCACTCAGGTGCGGCGTCACGCGCAACCGGCGGATCGGATCACCGGCACGGGTGGGGTAGTTGACGGACTGCCGATAGAGGATGCCGAGCTTGTTGGTGGCCGCAGCCGGGGCAATCGACTCAGCCTCAGGGCCGCAGACATAATGCTTGTTCTTGAAGTGGCAGTGCGAGACAAACGGGTAGGCGATGAAGTCCTGGCCCGTCTCATTCCAGTTGCCCCGCTCGTGCCACATGCCAGAGACCGAGTCGTAGACCCAGTTGGCCTTCCCGGCGGTGTGCGTCAAGCAATAGAAGGAGTGACCGGCCTCGCTGTACGAGTAGGCGTAACAGGTCTCCATGTCGAAGTCGCCCGTGGCTAGAGAGGCTTCCACCGCGTGATTGGAGACCCTTTCGACTTGGTATCCGCGAGTGCGGTAGAGCATGCCCGTGCCGCGTTGGTCACCGGCCAGAAAGAAGAGCGAGTTGTCGAGCTTGGCGAGTGTGCGGAAGCTGATGATGCCGAAATCGAGGACCGCAGTCGAGGCCCTCTCGAAGGGGAACGGGCTGGCACCAGTGAGAACGAACACCTCTGCCGTCTGCCTTCCAAAGAGCCACAGTTCGTTGTGATCGACGCAGATCGCCATGATCCTGTCGGGGTTGCCCTCGGCGCTGGCGAAGTCTAAAGCATCCCATGAGAGGCCGTCGTACAAGCCGCTGATGTAGAACTTCTGGGACCACTGGCTGGTCTCCGTCTCCACGGGCTGGAACAGGATAAAATAACCGCCGAGGAACGCGCACTGCGTCGATTTGTAGACATCGGAATGGGCCGTCTCATCCAGCAGGGTCACCGTGTTGTTCTTAATGTCATAGACCCAGACGCCGTGGCTCATCGTGCCGAAATCACTGGCGCAGATCAGTAGCTGTACCCCGTTGGACGCTATCGAGATCGCTGAGTTGTTCGGGCAGTTGGTGCCGTTGGAAAGCTCGACTTTGAATGTCGCCCCGCTATCGGAGAACTCGTACAAGCCGCCACAGGCCACGACCCACATGCGCTCCTGATCGACAAACAGCGCGTTGATCCTGGTATATATACCACCTGTCCCCATGCGGCCCTCGAAGTAGTTGGCCACCTCCAGCCCAGGCGCGGATTCCAAAGACACCTTCCCCTTGCCCATGCCAGATTCGACCACCTCTGGATAAAAATTCACAGTTCTTTGGCAGTCGGAGTTGCGGCTCGTTGTGACGTAGCTAGGGCCAACCAGATTGAATTCGGACATTATTCTCCGCTATAGAACTGACCGATGCCGGGGACCGCCGCGTGGCCTGTGATGGCCGGATCGCAGCGCAGCAGATCAATGGTGTAGTTGGTCCGCTTGATGAGCGCCTTCGACTCGATAGCCGTCTGCATCAGGTAGTCGGTCACGGGCCGCTGGAACAGGATGCATGTCAGGACCGCAAGGTTGAACACAATGGCCTGTTCGTAGCCGGGTGGCAGCGAGATGATGGTGTCCAGCGCCACGGGTTCGGTCAGGTGGTCCCAGCCGTAGACGGCGACATCGTTACCCTCAAGCGGAACCGGGTAGAAGAAGAACTCTCCGTTCGGCCAGCCGTTGTTGTACCAAGCCTCGCGGGGCAGATTCGACTGCAGATCCTTCGTTGTGTGCCGCTCCCATTCGTTGTTGGTGAGGATCTTGATCGGCGTCTCCACATGCGGGTAGGTGTAGGTCAGGACCAGCCCGAGGCCCTCCAGCCGCAGGGGGCGCGGGGCCACCCAGTCAGAGCCGGGGCCTGGACCGATGGTGATTGGCGACTTGCCAGAGACCAGCCCATAGGTGTCGCGGCTGATCGAGTACAGCAGGAGTTGCTCCGCGTTCCAGGCATCGATCATGCGTTGAAACACCCGCAGCGAGTCGGCCTCTTCGCTCACCGAGAGCGTCCTGCCGGGGCCTAGCTTGCCGTTGGTACGGGCGGCATCGTTGAGCAACTCTTTGGCAGTGGCAGACATTACTGGGCCGCCCTTTGCGTTGAGGCCGCAGCCGCAGCCAGCGCAGCCGCCGATCCGGCGATGATCTCAGCCGACAGCATTTGTAAGGCTTCCTTACTTTCCTTGGCCATTGCCATGATGGTCTGCAACTGGGCCGCGCCCCCCGGCGCACCGTATGCCGGTGACAGGTCCATCGCAAGGTTGGCGATCACGGCTCTCTCGTAGCCGGGGCTGAAGGTCACGGTGTCGGTCACTGCGGTGTAGGGGACGAACGGCTGGATCTGGTGGATGCGGATCAGTGAGCCGGTGACCGGCTTGGGGGACAGGTACAGAGTCCCGGTGGGGAACCCGCCGTTGTAGTAGGCCACCTCCGCGAAGAGGCCAGCACGGGTCTTGTCGAGCACTTGGTTGTATCCGTTCGCGTCGACCATCCTGGCAACCTGTGTGCGGCTCCCGTTGGTTGTGCCGACAGCTACAATGGCCACTGGGCGGGTGGTGGAGCCGGTGCCGCTGGTGCCGAACGTGTAGGTCTCGCCGCCGGTCGAAGTGAAGTCCAGCACATGGATGCCGTTGACGGCAATTTTCTGGGCGGTCCACGAGGCGATCAGCCGGTTGAGCTTCGCGAGGCCATAGGCCCGATCCTCAGTCGAGACGATCTCCCCCGGCGTGGCCACCCCGATCTCCGCGAGTGTGTCAGTTATGAGTTCCAGGACTGTCATTGCTTCGCTCCTGTGGGAACAGCGAGACTCATGGGGATACCGAAGACGTCAGCGATCAGGGTCTTCAAGGCATCCTTCGTGGACGCGGCTAATGCAGCCACAGAGGGCGGCACGGGCTTCTCCAAGGAGGACGCGAGGTCCACGGCGAGGTTGTACATCAGGGCCTTCTCGACACCTGTGGATACCGTCACGGGCGTAAGCAGAGTCGCGATTGCTGGCAACGGCTCGATGACGTGCAGGTTCACTGTGCTGCCAGCGGCTGGCATCGGCGTCAGGAAGATCTTGGCGGATGGATACCCGCCGTCGTAGTAGGCGATCTCGGCAAGCCCCCCGGTGCGTGTCTTATCTGGCACCTTAGACCAGTCGGTAGAGGTCACCAGCCGTGCGTTCTGCTGCACACCCGAGGAGTCGATGACGGAGACTGACTCCACCTTTACCGGGCGCGGCGTCACCACATAGCTGATCACCCCGGTGGCGGCAATCGTCTTCACGGCCTGACCGGCAATGGCAAGGCCCTCCACTGTCCAGTGATCGATCAGCCGGTTGAGCATGATGAGGCCGAAGTTGGACATGTCGGCCCCGAGTTCGCTGCCAGCCGGGAGTACCCCGATGTGGGTATGGGCGTCATTGATGATCTGCTGTGCGCTGGCCATAGCTACCTCTTTCCCGGTTTTCCCGCTTTTGTCCCGGCTTCTTCCCGAATATTTCCCGCTTTCTTCCCGGCCCCATGTGGCAGGGAGGGCACCTCGTCCACGGTCACCGGCGTCACAGGCTTGGGCGGCGGCTCTGGCTCCGACTTGACCGAACGGAAGACATCCTCTGGGGACTTATGCCAGCCCTTCCCTAAAGCCTTGTCCTCGGCCTCATCCTGAACGACTCTGGCTGGCTCACTGGAGTGGAAACGCCACGATGGATATTTGTTCGCCATTGGGGTCCTTTAAGACCAGTGGGGCACCCCGACGATGCCCCATCAGCCCGACCTGTTGTGCTATCCGGTGATGCGGACAGCGAGTTCAGGCCGAATGCAAGCCCAGCCGTATAAAACGTCTAAACGGTAGGCATTAACATCGTTCGTTCCGTCATAATAGGCTTGCAAACGAATGCTGATTCCAAGCCGGGAATCGCTCACCCGAGACTTGGCCGAAGACGGGAGTCCAGGGCTGAGTTCCAGGTCGGCGCAAGCGAGTGAGAAGGCGTCCCGATGGAACGCGAGGTTCTGCGGATAGCCCGTACTAGCGGTTCCGGTGACTACCAGCGGGGTGCCGTCGGCGGGGGATGCGGTCACCGTCTGCAGCGGCCCGGTGGCCACGATAGGCGGATAAATGTTGACCGGGGCCAGACCGCCAGAGGTGGATGATGCGTCGGAAGTCACGGTAAATCTCTGCAGAACTCCGGTGGAAAGCCGGGTCTGTAAGTTGACCGCATAGACGCCAGCGAGGGTGAATGTGTCGCCCTTTTTCAAGCGAACGGCCACGGCAGTTGTCCAGCCCTTCGTGTTCAGGACGGACCCTGTCTGGTTGGCCAAGTCGACCAGCGGTGCCCCACCGAGAGCGCCCACGGTGTGCGTGTTGATATTTTGCGTTTGGCTGAAATTGAAGCCGAGTCCGGTCCCCATGTTTCCGCTGTTGTACTGTTCGCTGATCTTGGTCGAGGACTGGAACAGCCCCTTCAGGTTGTCCACAAGGGCAGCGTTGGTATCGGGGTTGATGACGCAGAATCTCTGCGCGTCGATGGGAGCCATCTGGTTGGTCAACATGGCACCTGCGTCCAGGAAGACCTTGGCGGTAGAGGGCACTGCGCCTGGAGTACCGACCACCCCCGGCACCTGCGTGTACAGGCTGAGGCCGTCGTAGTCGATCTGGTTGGCCAGTTGCGAGATGGCTGGCTTGAGGATTCTGTCGGAAAAGTCATCTAACTTGAGCGTCATTTCCAGGGAAGTGAACGACAAATCGATGCCCTTAAACTTGTCCAGGGTGATGGTGGTGTACTGCTCCGTGTGATCCTGGATCTGCGCTACAGCGCCCGTCCTGACGGTGTACCGTGCGGGTTTGCGGATGCGTAACGTATCCCCGATCTTCGCGCCACTGACGGCAAACTTGCTGTCGTAGTTGCGGTTAACGTGCTTGGTAAATGTCAGATTATTCTCAAGAACCATGAGCGATTCACGAGTAATCATGTCAATCGTTAAGAGGGTGTTCGTGGGCACTGAGGGGGCCTCAGCGGGACACAGGTACTACCTGCCGCCGCCAGATTGCCGCCACCGCTTGTAGCTTTCGTAGTCCATCTCAGGCTTGTAGTTCGTCATGGGCGCGGCGCTGGTGCCGAGTGGCTGGATGGGTTCGGGCGCATGCGGGGCCGGGAGTTTAGCTGGTTCAGGAGCGGCCTTGGCGTTGTTCAGGTAGCCTTCGAGTACGGTGAGGATCTTCACCTGCTCCATCGGGGTCATCGTCGCGATCCGCGCAGCCGCCTCAGGGTAAGAGGCCAACTGGTACATCACGTCGGCCCCAACCTCAGAAGAGAGGATGAAATCGCGTGTCGTTTGCGTGATCTGCGGTGCGGCCCCGACTAGCTCGTCAAAGTCCTCGTGTGCGGCACGGGCGGCGTTCAACTTCTCGGTGAACTGAGCTTGCCTCGCTTGTAGTTCAGCTTGCTCTCTGGCTTGCCGTGCGGCCTCTTCTCTGGCCCTGAACTTCTCCTCGATCACCGATTCGAGCGATTGCTTGGTGTAGGCGGCGTGTGCGGCGAGGAAGGCATCGTATGACGCGAAGTCTTCTAGCTTCGGTTCCGTCAGTGACGCCGGGACAATGTCGGTTGGCTTGGCTTCCGGCTGAGGTAACGCAGCAGATTTTTCCGCCAATTGCCTCTCCAATTCAGCTTGCCGTGCGACGAGTTTGTCTATCCTTCTCTGGAATCCGCCTTTACCTTTAGCTTTCTGCTCTTCCGGTTCGTGCTCCTGCTCTTGGTCCCCAGTTTCCGAGTCTGGTGCGGTTTCTGAAGGCTTTTCGGCCTCTGCGGAGGGTTCTGGTGCCGACTCCGTCGGCGGGGCCTCGCGTTCCGTCCGGTAGCTCTGGAGTGAGAATTCCGGTTCGGGCGCAGGGGTGATTACATTCTCATCGGGCATGGATTTCTCCAAGGATTGGGACGCGGTGTATAAGGCCCACCGCTAGGCGCTTGCGGGGCTACGGGCGTGTTACGGAGTTGTTGCGGGGTCTGTCGGCGGCGGCACCGGCGTTGGCTCTGGACGCGGCATGTTCTTCAGGGCCTCGGCAAAGCTCCCGATGAGATACCACTGATAGGTGCCCTGCTCTGGATAATAGATGAGGACCCAGCCGGGATCGTCGGAGGGCGGGGTAGTGGGCGGCACACCGTGGATCGGCTGCCCCGGTGCAGGTGGGAGGTTCGGCGGGGCCACTACGAGCGGGGGGCGGGGCTTGCCGGGTAAACTCGGCCAGTTGCCGGGAACGTCTGGCCAGCCGGGGCGCGGGGGGCCTTCTCCAGGCTGCGGGGGCTTCGGCCAGATGGGGTGGCTGGGGTAGGGCGGGTTGTAGATCGGATGCGACGGATACAGCGGCGGCTGTCCACCTCCACCGCCGGGGCCACCTTGACCGGGGAGTCCAGGCCAGGGACCGGGGACGTCGGGCCAGCCGGGGACCAGAGGATACTGCGGCGGGATGGGCCAAATG